CTCGGTTTGGATAACCAAAAGGTTAACCTCATAGTTAACCAGCTAGTTAACCTGTTTGGCGTTGCTTGCTTATGTCCCGATACGAAATCACTTATGTCGCGCAGAATGGTGAAAGATGAAGATATTAGAAAAATACGAAGAAAGGCTGGTTCAAAGGGTGGAAATCCTAAATTACTGCCTAAAAATAAGGCAAAAGACGTTTTGGTTAACCAAAAGGATAACCTAATAGTTAACCATGTAGTTAACCAGTCGATTAACCAAATCCCTGAAACTGAAACTGAATATGTATTTGAAGATGAAAGTATAAATATTAATAAAAAAGAGAGTGAAGTTTTTTCGCATTGGAAAAATGTTTTTAACCACCCCAAAGCGAAGTTTGACAAAAATAGGTGCAGGATAATTACCGCAGCTTTGAAGACGTACTCCACTGGTGACTTGTTGCAAGCTGTGGATGGATGCAGCAAGACACCTCACAACATTGGCAACAGCGACAGCGGACAGGTTTATGATGGTATTCACATCATCTTCAAAGATTCTGAAAATATTGAGCGGTTCATGCGGAATGCTGCAAATCCACCAAGACAGCCACAAGCTGGAAAAATCCAGCGCAACAATTTTGAGCAAACCGAATACAAAGAGGAGTTTTGATGGAAAACATGATTGACAACATGGTTGCCATGTTTGGTAAAAAAACAACGTCGTCTTGTGACATCCACGGTGAATACGACAACTACGAACGCGCCAACCTTAGCTGCCCAACTTGTTCAGAAATTGAGCAGCAGAAAAAAGAAAGGGCTGAGGCTATCGAACATCACCAGCGGATTCTCGCAGCGCGTTGGGCTGCAAGTGGTATGCCTGAGAAATATTGCGGCATCACGCTTGGTGACTGGAAAACAAGCAATGAAAAGCAAGCTATGGTCAAGGCTGAGGCGGTTCGATTTATCAACGGCGACCTGACGCGGCTCATGATGATTGGCAACTGCGGCACAGGGAAAACCATGCTTGCATCGGCAATCATTGGGGCAATGTCTTTGCAAAAAGAGCAAGGCAAACAGCATAAGAAACCAGTATTCACCACGGGCACAAGGATGATCCGCACTATCCGCGACACTTGGCAAAACAAAGGGCAAAGCGAGCAGCAAGCTATGGATGCGTTTATCCGCGCAGATGTACTGGTCATTGATGAGCTTGGCGCAGGACGCTGTAGTGAGGATGACAAGCTTATCATGTCTGAAATCCTTTGTGACAGGTACGCAGCGGACATGCCGACGCTGCTTATCAGCAACTTGAGCGGCGACCAAATCAAAACATCCGTGCTTGATGACAGAGCCAGCGACCGCATGCGTGAAGGTGGGCGCGTTGTGTTGCTAAACTGGAAGTCGTACAGGGGAGCGGCGGCGGCATGAGCTTCCCACATTTTAAAAAATTACGACTTGAAGCAATCAAAAGAGGCAAGACCAAATGTGTGTTAAGCGTTGGTAGTTCAAGCTTTAAGGTGAATATTGGTAACGCTTTGGTGGCATTGGATTCATTATCGAAACAGGGGAAAGTAACATGGAAATTCAAGTGAAGAGAAGATACAGAGCAATCAGCGACGCGCAAAAACGCGGCATGCAATCCCAGCGTGATCTTGGCTACACCATCAGGCAAATAGCTGCGAATTTCGACACGTCAGAGCCATCCGTGCGGATTTACACCAAGTCGGTTGTGAAAAAATCGCATCAAAAAATGGTCAAAAAAGCGCAAAATCTTATCAATGCTGGCATCACAGCCCAGCGCGTTGCCGTTGAATGTGGAAAATCTAAGCGTTGGGTGAAAGATAATACCATCAAGAAGATTATAGAGCCTAACCCATCATTCAAACCAGCGTTTGAACGTCGTTCAAGGGTACTTGTCAGCGGCGGAGCAGTGAAAGTTGGGCAAGTGGGCGTGGTGAAAGATTACATACCGCCACGGGGCGAGGTTCGTCTTGCTTATGCGCTGATCAAATTCAAGGCAAATATGGAAGAGTGGATCTTATGCGATTGGCTGGTGAAAGCATGAAGGCGTTGAATCAAGAGCAATGTACTGAGCCTAATTGCGACGCTTGTGGGAGATGGTCGCGTATTCTGATGGACGGAATGTGTAAACAATGCACCGAAAAGTTCCACCAAGATAGCGAAATCAGCGAGCAAATAGCTGAGACGATACGCATGGCAGATGAATACGCAGCGCAAGGCAACCCTTGATGCACTGGCACAACATCATGGTGGCAGCCACCTGCTACCTAGCATTAGCATTATATTTTTACGGATTGGAGTATTTAGCAAGATGACACACAAGACAGATGCAGCAACAACACGATGGTACACGCTCAAAGCAGGTATCGAGCACAAGCAAAAAGAAATAGCGAACATGGAGCGTGAAATGCGCGAAATCAGAAATGGAATGAAGAAATGAGCAAGCTAAGAAAGTCAGCCAAAGGACAAAATTGCACCCTTCAAATATCAGGCATATGCAACCGCAATCCTGAAACCACGGTTGGAGCACATATACCAAGCGAGTGGAAAGGCATGGGTAACAAAAGTCCTGATTTTGGTTCGATGGTGTATGCGTGTTCTTCATGCCACGAGACATTGGACAATAGAAGCCATGTCTTTTGGCAGATAGACCCACATTTTTACATGCTTAGAGCATTGCAAAGGACACTAAAAATAATGGCAGATGAAGGCGTGGTGAAAGTAGCATGAGTGGTAAACAATTTTGCATGATTCAAGCGTATGAGTGTGGTTCACCACGGCATTAATTTTTGCTGGCGTAAGCTTAAATCAGCTTCGCAAGATGTTGAGCATCCACCTATTTCAATCTTTGACCAAAATTACGGCACGGTCAAAGCTTATCACACCGAAGCATGGAAAGAAGCTTACGCACTGGAGGTGGCAGCATGAACGTCAACAATATGTCGACTTACCCATGCACAGCGCCGAAATGGCGGCAACCATAGCGATTGAAGCCATGTAACACGCCCCCAAAACAAGGCTAACCGATGAGCAGAAAGATAAAATGGTGCTAGTGATTAAAATGAAGTGCTGTAAAATTTTAATGGCTGAACTAGATGCTGATTACGGATTGAATGAGCTGAAACATTGACTCGCTTATCCATAACCAAGTCGCGGCAATGGATAATGTAATACCAGTTTTGCGGACGCGATAAGCGACGCAAGAGAGCAGGAGGGGCAATGCTTAAATCCCCCATCGGTAGCGAGGACACGCTGGCTCTGTGTATAAACCAGCAACTTTTTAAGGAGGTAAGCCCCATGCAAAGCGATGTAACATTACAATGCTTAATTAAATCAGCCGCTTACATCTTTTGATGTTGGCGGTTTTTTTATGCCCTGATTTGTTTCTGTGTCTTTCCTGTGTCTTTTATTCTAAAAAAGGCGACTCACCGCATCATCTTCGCTAAAATATCCTCCAGTGGTTTGCGTGTGGCTTCGGTGGCATTTAGCACTGGCACAAGCTTGCTGAATTGCTTGCCGCGTTTCTGTGCTGCTTTCTGCGCTGATTTTGGTGGCATAGCAAGCACATCATATGTCTTGGTGGCATCGCTGATAGCAGGGCCCATTAAATTGAAGAACCGTTTTGCCGAGTTGTCGCTGAAGCCAAAGCGGTAAGGATTGAACACGGCATACAACCAAGTTGCAGAACCTGTGAAACCTGCCCTGTCCATCGCATCGAAGGTGCGCTGTAGGGTTTCATCTTTCTTGCGATATGGATTTCCACCCTCGCCCCACTTCAAATCATCTCGCAAAGATTGCGCTGCATAGGCTGCGGAAATCATCAGCACTGCGCCAACGATACCCTGCATTTTCACCTCAGCAGTCTTGCCGCGTGTGGTTTGTTGCAGCATACGTTTCAAGAATGTGTTGCTGAAGATAGTGATGAACCGCTTGAACAAAAACAACTGGGCAAGGTGTGGGTTTTGCACATGTAGAGGCGTGTTGGCTTCGTTGGGCGTGGAGATGACCTTGTTGCTGAAATTCACACCTGCCATGCGTAGCTCTGCTTCACCTGTGCCATCTTTTGCCCACGCTTTCACTTGGCTTTCGCTCAAACCATAGTCGTGGATGTCTTGCAAGATTTGCTCACTCTTCTTGCCAGTTGCACCTTTTTCCAATTTCTTGGCGTGGCTATTCATCATTGCCCTAAATGTTTCGTTGGCGACTACCTTTTGAAAGCTTGTCACCTGCTCAAGCATGGTTGCGCGGATAAAGCGGTTTGTCCACTTGCCTGTCTTATGACCCATTCTTGCTTGCACGGCTTGCTGTAATGCAGCCTGTGTAATCAAGCCCATCTCTTCAGCGGTCTTTGTCCATTCGTGTTTATCAAACAATTCTTTGTTGATGGTGAACTTCGACACGCCATTGACCGATTGCTTGAAGGCATGTTGATATGCTGCTTTCACCAAAGGAATCACCGCATGGCGACCACCATGCACGATAGGTGCAAAGATTTCGGGCATGGATGAGAATGTCACAAATGGTAGGTGAACCATGACCATAGCATCAGACAACACGCGGTTATTGTTCCGCCAAAATTCGCTATCAATAGGCTTGTATTTGCCCATAGCTGCATCAGCCATATCATAGACTTGGCGCACTGCTTGGTGCGTTTCTCTAGCCCTGCCTTCATCTTCCAGCTCTTGGATCATCTTGCGCACATCAGCATTAAGTTTGCCTTCGCTTTCACCAAAGCGCCTAGCATATTCAGCGCGGCGTACCACGTTGCTGATATGTTGGGTCAACACGGCTTGCACATCATTGACTAGCCACTTGTTCAAACGTTTCTCAGGAATATCAATCGTTCGCCCTTTCTCGTAAGACTTCTTGCTGGCATAGCCCTCTGCACCATCCGCGCGGCGTGTAAACACTTCGCCAGCTTCATTGACTTCAACGCGTCCGTTGCTGTCACCGTAAAGCTCTGGGCTGCCTTCGCTGTTGATAATCTTGTAAGCTATCTTTTGCGCATCCTTATTACTGTAGCCGCCATCTACTTCTAAGAATTTCACGAACTTATCGAAGTTCTTGGATATTTTCTCCACGTCATACACGCGAGGGAAATAGTTAGGTAGTTCACCAATATCAAGCCCTGCCTTAATGGCGTAGGCGCGCACATCATTGAGTAGGTCGCGCAATGCTTGGGCTTCTTCTTTCAAGCGTGGCAACACTTTGCCAGTGCGTAAGCCACGCACTATGCGTAAGTTATCCATACTGGGTAAGCCTCTAAACAAGCCGTTGGCATCCATATCAAACATCACAAAGCGATTGTTCAACGGCTGCATAATATCTTGGAAGCGGCTTAGAAACTTGCCTGTTTCAAGGTAGCGTTGTGTCATCAAATCGGGGGCATCGCTGGTGCGTTTCTCGTGCCCATCTTCGGCTAGGAACTTATCGGAAATAATCCGCGCATGTTTCACACCATAATCGCGCACGACTTGGGCAGGTTTAAAGAATACATTTTTTCCGAATGCGCTTAGGTGTTTGGCGGCGGCTTTGTATTTGCCTCCAAGATAACCAGCTATAGCAGACTTGACCGCCGCGTGGTTTTCTTTGGCTTCGGTGGCTTCGTCTTTGGGTGTGCTTCGGCTGAATTTGACCTTGCCCGCATTACTGTCTATGCTTTTGGTATCAAGGTTGGTTGCAAAGGGAGCTGTGTCATCTTTGCTCGCAAGTTTGGAAATGTCTGTCGTCCTTCCAGCACCATCCTTGTTTTTCTCAAAAGCAGTGAGTAGCCAGTTTTTATCTTGATTGTTCCAGTCTAAGCGTATCGCCACTTTATGATTTTCAGATTCAAGATTTACCCTGTTTTTACTCTTAGTCTTAACCTCCAACCCATCAAGCACACCCTGCAAATCATCGACCACTTCGGGGTGGTATTTCACCAATTTAGCCAAGCCGAAACCATCGCTTTTGCCTGTGCCTTCTTCCCCCCAAACTAAATCAATATCGCCCACATCTTTATGATGCAATGCCGCAACCGCTTCACCGTCTTTATCCTGCATAAGCTGCTTGATTGCGCCTTGGGCATCGTGTTTGAATTGGGTGTGTTTCTTACCAAAGTCGGTGTTTTTACTAAAATCCACCGCATTTTGGGCGCTATCTGACGCTATCGGTTTGCTTTTCGTGTCCGCTTCTTTGCCCATGCGTTTCAATTCAGCGTGTGCAATTTCGGTAAAGTCTGCATCTTTAAATGTGTTGAAATCATGCCCTGTTTGTTGGGTAATCAAGCGTTTCAACTTGGCAATCATAGACTTCACAAACCGCCTCACGCGATCAGGTAAACTTTTTGGATGACGCAAGTATTGCTCCACAGCATAGGCTGCAATCTCTTCATGGTAGTATGGCTTATCTTTGTCCACTTGTGCGGCTTTTCGTGCATCTCTGAACCATGCAGATACTTCAGCATCGCCTTTGGCTTCCATGTTTGCCAAACCCTTAAAGATATTGGTGCGCTGGGTGTGTTCCTTGCTTCCTGCCTCTGCTTTATTCATGCGCTCTAAAGCCCTGTGCAATGCTTCATGGGCAAGTACGCGCTTCACATCGCCTTTTTCTAAGCCGTCTGCAACCAGATAGATGGTGTCAGTTTTAGGATCATACGCGCCTTGGATGTCGCCTTGCTTGCTATATTTTTCAGTGATTGAAACATCTTTATCATTAAATATAACGTAGTTCACCCTCCCTTGTGATTCATACTTAAAGCCTTTTATACCATTGGCGCGAAGAATCTTACTTGCTTCTTTTGCATAATCTTCAACGCCTTTAGCACGCAAATCAAATTCAAGCTCATGTTTTAATTGAGAGCCGTTTTTAACATAAGGATAACCCATGTTACCAACTGCTTTTTGCAAAGCTTCGTCCTGCTCTAGTAATGGTTTATTCCAATCCAATAAGTTCGTTTCATTAGGTATATCAACCTTGTATAACTTAGCATCTTTTTGACCGCGCTTAATAGCTCTGTTCTTATAGTAATTAGCAAATTCTTTATGGCTAGTGAAGTAAAAGCCATAACCATAATTTTGAGTCTTGAAGCCAGTGTTTATCTTATTATTGTTAAATGCTTCAAAATCATGCGGTGAACCATGCCAAGCAACCATGTGCTTCAATTTTCCTTTCAAATCTTTAGCAGATTGCACCACTTTAACCCTGCCGCTTTCCAGCAACGCACCCATGCCGCCGTTCTTCACCATGCGCTCGATAGTTTTTGCTTGCGATTTGGGCGTGGGCTGGTCTATGCTTGGGGTATTGTCGCTTTGGCTCGTGACCGCGCTAGAGGACTCTTTGAGTTGATTGGTCTGCGCCCTTTCCCAAAGCGGCATTTTTTTATCGAAAAAGTCCTTGCGTGTCACTAGCGCACTTTTCACATCATAAAAATCACCGTTAGCCGATGGCTCTAACTGAATATAAGCAACCTTTGGATTGCCATTTTTTTTAACCAACAACAAGGTGCTACCGCGACCATGATAAATATGGTTATAATTCCTTGCTACATCCTCCACCAAAGCCTTAGCACCATCGTAACCAAATGCTTTAATCTGCTTTAACCTAGCAACTCTGTTAATATGTGTTTCGCCAAGGTCTTTATTTCCAACACGCAAACGGATGACTCCAGCCTGTCGCTTCATTGTAGCTGCGGTATCAACATCTATTTCACCAAAGCTTTCAGAGCCATCAGACGCTTTAACAAAAGCCTTGCTCTCGCCTTCGCTACGGCTAAACGGAACATCATCATAGGGTAAAGCTTCTGCATCAGAAACCTTGCCTGTTTCGGATATAGCAGGTGTGCTTATGTCAGGTTCTTTCTGCGCTGCGATATAATCCGCTTCGGCTTGGTCTTGGATTTGTTCGGGTGTGTGTTGCTTGATGCCTTGGTTGATTTCAAGGGATAGCGCATCGTGCAGTGCTTGAGGGCTACGCTCTTGGATATAGCCAGCTTCATGGGCAAGCTCTGCCATTGCATCGGCTGATTTGCCGTTGTAGGTGGTTAAGCCGCCTTGGAAGTTGTTGCCTTTGTTGCCTGTTTGTCGTGTGGCAAAGCTGCGTGAAAAGTCGCCATCACTGATGCCGCCATGCTTGCGGATAAATGTTTCAAGGCTATCGCTGTGTGATACCTGCTTTCGCTGTCTCGCTGCTTCCGTGGCTTTCGCGCTGCGCTCTGCTTTGGCGGTAAGGGCTGCGTTCTCGGCTTCAATGCGTTGCTGCTCTACGCGCTTGGCTTCGACGGCTTTATATTCAGCCTCTGCATCTTTATAAAATTGAGCCTCTGCATTACGCTCTGCTGCTCCAAAGTCAAAAGGGTTCTTGGCTTGGCTCTGGTCATTAGTAAGATAATCTAGGACTTTATTAACATCATTCTGCCTATGCACAAGCTTACCAGTGCCATCATTCATGCTTTTGGTTACGCCTAAGTCTCGGAATATTTCCGCTATTCTGTTTTGATTACCATGCAGGGTGACGCTTCCGTCATCATTGATGGTAGCATCATTACGGATGCGCTTATCTATATTCCGCGCCCTCTTTTCAGCCCTTCTTATTTGCATAGGGCTAGGGCTGTCCACTGGCGCAATCGCTTCTTGCTGCTGTTGCACTTGAGGGTATATCTCTTGGTGCAACTCCCGTCTTAATTGAGCCTCTGCCATATCAGAGGCTTGCTTGGCTTTTGCGCTGCGCTCGGCTTGGGCAGTTAAGGCTGCATTCTTAGCTTCGATGGCTTGGGGACTGAATTGCTCAGCTCCGCCCATGATGTCTAGGAAGGGGTTAGGCATATCAACTGGCGGCAAGGCTTGGGCTTTCATCCTGTCGCCGTGGATAGCGTTTTGTGCTTCTAATGCGCCTGTTGGGTCGGCTGGTCTTGGTTGGGTTGGTTGCTGAACTGGGGCGGCAACTTGCGACACCACGCCTTCAGGTGAAACGGCGTTGACCATTTCGGGGGCAGGTAGGGCAAGGGGTTGGGTATCAAGGGTGGCGGTCGCCTCGTCTTCAAGCTGCTTTTCAATATCCACATCTTGCTTGGTTTTGTTGCCTGTGTTGTTGGGGCGTTGACCAAAAGCTGCGCCAAATCCTGTACCAAGCACGGCATCAAAAGCCATAGCTTTAGTATCAAATGGGTCTTCGGCAAATTTGGCGTATTTATCGCCAAGGATTGCGCCCTCTGCGCCGCGCTGTGCAGAACCAGTGCCTACGCTTAACGCGCCGCCAGTTAGTCCGCGCGTAAGAAGATTACCTGCTGCTGATGCAGGAAGTAAGCCCATTGCCATATTGGTGGCATAATTGGATGCAGCGCCTTGCATGACGGTTTCGGTATCAACGCCATTCTCTACCAAATCTTGTGCGCGGTTGATGGTAGCTGGGACGGCGAATGTCTCCGCTGCCGCTGTACCTTTGGCGAGGCTTTGCGCCATAGGTGATAAAGCTGCACCAGCACGACCTGTGAAGTTTACCATGCCTGCTGGGATTGCAGTTGCAAAGATGCTGGCAAGATTGCCGCCTACCCTGCCTACTTCTGCGCCTGTATCGTAGTGTTCATTTGCGCTGGGTTGAAAAAATTTGAGGTTGTCGCGTGTTGAGCCGACAACATTATTTTGATACCAATCGCTTGCAGGTGTGCCCTCTCTGCCAAAAACGCCAGCAATAGCATCACCTGCCATAGGGATAGCACTGCCCACGGTGGCGAGAGCATTGGTTAATCCTGCGAACCCTTCGCCTGTGCCTCGTGCTAGGGCTTTGCCTGTGCCTACATCTGTTTTCCATTCGTAGCTGTTGCCGTTGTGGTAGAGGGTTTGCTCCACGCCATCATCACGGCGCGACCTTACATCATCCCAACCACTACCTCCCCACTTGCCGACCTTGCCTGTTTTTTCATCAACGGATAACTGGCTCATAACATTTTTCTTCCTTCTAAGAATGCGCTGGGAATATTGCCATAAGGGGCTGGGCTAGCTGCTCCTGCCGCAGGGTTTGGTTGCCCCTGTTGGTCGCTCCACGCTGCATTCGCATCAAAGTTTACGGCTGGTGAATCAAAATACCTAAACGTTCCCCTGTCACCTTTGGGATCATACTGGACACCTTTGCCCAAAGCCTCGGCTAACATGCTGTGAATTTGCGCTGGTGGTACGCGGTCTGCCGCTGCTTTGGTTACAAATTGCTGCACAAAGTCCATTGTCCCTTGTGGTAAATCAAGCCCTTGTGTTGCGCCGCCAAGCATTTGCTGCAAATACGGTGAGGCGGAAACTGTGCCATCTTCATTGGTTACAGAGTAATAATTACGCAAGTCGGTCATGTCTTGGATGCTGTAATCGTGCGTGCCTTCGTTGACTCTATTTTGGGCAATTTCAGCTTTGCCTTGCACAATATCAAACGCTGATTTGTTCGCCGTAGCGCGGTCTAAATCGCTGATGCGTTGGCTGCCGTCATACACGTTTAAGCGCGTTCCTGTGCCTGTTTGGTCATAGATTGAATTTGATTTGTTGAAGGCATGGGCGTTGTTTTGCAGGTCTTGCTCACCAAAAAGGGCAGCGTCTTGAAGCTGTCCTTGTGCTGCATTCTTGCCAATTTGCGCCATTTGTTCGGGGTTGGCGAGTCCAAATTGTGCGGCTTCTAATTGTCGCGCATTCATGCCACCGAAAGCTTCCCTTAAAGCAACGCGGTTGCCGTGGGTTTGCGTATTTAAGTCACGCTCGGAGAGTTGATTCATCCCTTGGGCGCGGTTCAAATCAACTTGCGATAGCTCGTTGGTGCGTTGGTTGTAAATCTGTTGGTTGGTGTCGCCTTGGATGCCTTGTGAAAAATTAAATGGGTTTGCCATTACAATACCCCTCCTAATGCCGCGCCAAGTTTCAAGCCTTCACCAACAAATTGCAGCCCTGCATTGGGGCGCACGGCATTGATGCGTTGCGAATCTTGGAACAACTGATTGCTGGCTTGGCGATTGATGCCGCCTAGCTCTGTGCCTAGCTGGCTTCTGCCTATGCCGTCTTGGAAGTTTGCCGACTGAAAGCCTTGTGCTCCGCCCAACGCTTGCGCCAACGCTGTCTTGCGCTGTGCGTTGCCCAATGCCATACGCGCTTGTCCTGTTTGGTATGCTTTGGGTGCGCCTGCGTAGTTTGCGGATCGGGGTGCGTTGCCTATGGCATTGCTCACCGCTTGGGTGCGATTGGCGGTGTGCTGATTGATGCTTGCACCATTGTTTAATGTGCCAGCAAGAGCATTGACCATATCGTTGCGGTAGCCTTGTTGGCTGGCTAGACCTTGGTTGACAATGCCTTGGCGTTTTTTGTTTGCGCCTTGCTCGGCATAGTTGCTAATCAAGCTGCCTGCTGCGCCTGCTGCCATAGCTATTAAAGGTAAAGGCATGGGATGCTCCTAGTAGTTCAAGTAATCATATGGTGTGGCAGCTTGTGGTTTCATGGTCATAGTCTGCTGCGGTGGGATGATTGATTGGTACTGGCTGGTAGCCAAGTCATTCTGCCCTTGGATGCGCTGCTGATTGTATGCGCCAACGCCTGCACCGACTGCGCCATTGATTGCGCTCAAGCCTAAATCTTGCTGTTGCGAACTTAGCGCACCTGCAAGCCCTGTAAGCTGCTGCTGGTTTTGCGTGTTGGAAGCCATTGCGCCGTTGAATTGGTTGCTCAATCCTGCCCTTGCTTGCTCATCTTGCCCTGCAAGCTGGTTGCCCATCGTGAGCATTTGCCCTGATACGCCAGCCCTTGCATCTTGTAAGCCACGCGCAAGCCGTGATTGACTGCTTAAATCTGCACTACCTCCATGCAAGCCGCGCCGTGCAATACCCTGTTTAGCAGTGCTTGATGCTCTGCCGAATTGGTTGTTTATGTTGCCCATTTGCTGATTGCCAAAACCTTGTACGGCTTGGTCACGGTAATAAGCACGACCGCCGTTGTTGTACTTTTGGTCAATCATGGGCTGGGCGTTATTTTCGGTTAAAGCGTTGGCTAATCCCATGATATTATCTCCTGCCTAACATGTTGAAATAAAGGGCTAGATATTCCAATTCAAAAGCTACAACCGATTCAACCACTGGCGCAATGCTGGTGCTGGTGACTTGCATCGGCGTAAGGTAGTCGGGATTGCTATCGCCCGTAAGCGGCACGTCTGCCGTCTGGATATCGGGATTGCGCGCGTCAAATTTGAAGCGCATGTTCACATCACCAATCACCACGCTATCAAAGCTATGGAACATTTTAAGGCGACCTGCTGCCTTGGCGTTGAGGTATTGAAACGAGGCTGTGCCTATAATAGGTGCGGTGGTTGCTGCGAATCCATCAAGGTCATCTTCAAGTTTATTGGCATCATAGGCATACACATCCACGCCGCTGCGGATGTAAACCGTGCCGTTCATTTCTGCGATATAATCCACTTGATATGGCAAGGTATAGCGCGACCACCCTGCAACTTTAGCCGCGCGAGAGTAGGAAAATACCCATATATCCTTGCCGATAGCACACCAATACTGCCCAAGTGAAGCAATCGTTTTGCTCACCACTGGGGTAGCATTGGCAGCTTCAGGGGTAAAGAAGTCGGCAGCACCATCAAACAAGCCCTGCACATCACGCCGCAATGCAGCACTTTGCAAATGGGCTTGTACTGGATTATCCACAGGTGAACCAAAATCAGCATCGGTCAAATTGTTGTTGTACTGCATGGCAGAAATAGCGCGGAATCCAGTGCGGTGTAAAAATACACTGTCATTGCTCACATTGCCTACTGAATGCTTGAAGCTTGTGCCAGCCCCTTCAATGGTTTGCACAAATGCCATCGCATCGGGATTAGGATCAACTGTCCACACTTGGCTGGCATCGCTGAAAAATACGGTAAGCTTGCCAAGGTGCTGCCCTAAAGCAGTAACAACACGCTCGCCACTCTGGTGAATGCCAACAGGCAACCATCCTGCATCAACATTGGTATCGTTGGGGTCAAAAAACCAGCGTGTCGGGTCGTTGGTTTGCGAGAATTGTACTCTGTCCCCATCTGCTACAAATAGCTTCTCGGCGATATTGACGGCAATAGTATTGTCTTGGTTTAAATCTTGGTCTTTGATATGGGTATAGCGCGTTTCGTTGGGGTCTATTGCTGTGCAATAAAGGTCTATGCCTAATGCGTTGAGCAGTACCGTGCTGGCTATGCCTCCCACAATCTGTGTTCCGAATCTAGGGTCTACCCATACTTCATCACCAACAGCAAGGGTTGGCGCAAGTGTAAAGACCTCCGCCGCCTTCATGGCTGCATAGTTTTCCATCTTCCATCTACAATACAGCAGGATGGCATCAGACCCAGCGGTCAGACCCGTTCCACCATCAGCATGGTGCAAGGCAATGTAGTTGTTGTAGGCTGTAGTGGCTGCTGCCAATGCTGTTGCGGCAGCGTTCCTCTCCCTTGTCAATATCGTACGGTTTGATTTGTTAACTTTCCGAGCATTCAAGTTGGCTAAAGCGCCTCTCTTGCTTTCCTTAATCGCCCACAACTCATTAATACGCCTGTTTACCACACTAGATACGCCTGCTTGTGCTGTAGCAGTGGCATCGTAGGCAGCCTGCATGGAGGATAAGAAACCAACGTATGCAGCTTGCAGCACCTTGTTTTCAGCAAATACACGGCTGGTTACCACTCCGCCTACGGTCTGGGTTTCTACATCTTTGGTTACAGGCAAGGCAAGGGTGGTGTTCAATATGGCAATAGCAGCTTCAAGCTGGTTATGCAGTGCTATATATACAGGATCAATCGTAGGGTTGATTACTCCTGTGATTTCAAAATCGGCATAAGTCGCGCTTGATTTTTCTCCCCACAGGGTTACTTGCCGTGAGGCGTAATCTTTAAGCCCATAATATGGCTCGGTGCTACTGGTGGTTGTGCCATGAAGAAGAAATACAAAAGCAGGGTTGCTGCTAGATTGACTTGGGCGGATCATATTGCTGCTCAAGCTGGTGAGTGCGGTGAATACAGGCACTCTTTCAAATACAGGAAGCTCATCGACATAATGATGCGACTTTCTGCCATCCCAATACTCAATAATGATATACGGAGCGGCATTGAAATCATCAGCAAAATGAACATAGCGGATGTCATTGTTGGCGACCTGCTCTATCCCTGCATTGGTCACTAATGTTTTTACAGTACGCCTTACTCCCACATTCTCTAGCTCTACCGTAGCAAAAGGCGTGGTGTCACCATTGACTGCTATTGCCACGTTAGCGGCCAGAACAATAGGCAGCTTATCAGCATTGGTGGTGGTTCTGAATACTTGCAGTGCGCCATTGTATGCCATTAAACCTGCGGTGTTGGCTGGTAGCCTTGCGATATGCTTGAAGCCACCGCGCTTTTTCAGCGTGTGTCCTGTGGTGATAAAGCAATTTTCAATGTCACGGAATGATTTGGGGTTAGAGGTCGATGCACTGCGGCGTGTGTCTATGCCTGTGCCAAAGTCGGCAAGTTTTATTTCACCCATTATACATGCACTGGCAACGGCTCAACATAGCTTACCTTCTTGTTGCGCTGGTATATGTTGCCGTGGTGGGCGGCGCTTTGCATATTGCGAATCATGCCCGACAGCTGGCGTTGGTATAATCCAACATCTTGATGACCATAATGCGCCTTGGCTTCAACAATCGCATAGGTGAGCACAAGCCTTGCATCAAGGGTGCATGGGTGTTGGTCTTGGGTAAAGGGGAGCAAGTTTGCTTTGTATTCAAAGCGTATGGTGTAATCTTGGTTGGGAATGGGAAACAGCTCAACCATCTGCGCCGTATCATACCGCCTAGGGTAGGACTGGTTGGGGAAAGAATCATGCTGGGTAGTGATACCTTTTAGCAAAGGAATCCATATTTTTTGGTACAACACTGCCACGGTCAAAATATTGCGCGATTCGCAATCACTAGGGAAATCAAGGAATCGTTGCCCTGCTTGCACAGTTTGGTCTACCACCCTGCGCAATTCGGGAAAGTCATACTCTTGATACAACGCCTCTTGCGAAGCCTGTAAGATGTCATCAAGCAGGTGGGCATTTTGTGTAATCGATGCGCCATCTGAAGCGAAGCCAAGCCTATGGCGTAGCTCTGTTTTCATCTGTCCTAGTATTTTCCGTGGCAGTGCCATGATTTAAGCTGTTACCACTTCGCCAATGCGCTCTTCTAAAGCATTGATGATGCCTTTTCGGGCTTCACCATCTTTTTCAAGCGCAAGCAAGATTTCGCATTGTGCTTGGTCGTAGCCAGTAATAAATTTAACCGCTTCCTTCACTGACAATGCAAGCAGGGCTTCGGGTGAAGCTGGTGCTTTTTTTGCTGCCATATTGGTTAAAGCCTTTTCAAAGCCGCCAGTATTCAAGCGACCATAAGCAAGCTGCACATAAGGCACACCATCGCCATCATTGCCATAGCATGCTTGCAAGCGTCCATATTCTTCACCAGCATCCACTTCGCGCACTTCGCCAACATCATCCAAAAGCTCAACGCTGTGGATTTCTTCAAGCACGGCAACTTCATGCTCCATGACTTGCTTGTGAATCTTGGTAGACATGCCAAGCGACACCAGCACATTGATAAATTTGATTTTAATCATCTTCCATTCTCCTTAAAAGTAAGGGCGACCGTAGCCGCCCTTGTTTATGGTTGCTGTTATGCGACCGACAATACCGAATGCGCGTTAGCACGGTTCATGGTTAAACCACCTTTCCAAGTCTTCGCCCAGTATTGGACATACTGATCGTGTGGACGTGTTGGGGTGCGTGTCACCATGTCTTGCCCTTCCATTGGTCGGAGCTTGATGTGGCGCGTGTTGATGAAATAGCAGCGGTTTGCCCAAGGTGTAACTGGCAAAAGGGCTGCATCCAAATCATCAAAAGTTGGATCCCATACAAGCTCAACACCGTGGAAAGTTGTTTCGCCATACGCGCCTTCAACTTTGGTTGTGCTGCCAGCTTGCACATTGATAACGCCAGACGCATTGATAGCTGCGCGATAGGTATCAAGAAAAGCCGAGCCACAGATGATCTTGTCAGGTTGACCACCATTACGAATATTCAAGCGCCATAGCTGCTCCATGACTTGGCGAATATTTGCCGCCGTCAAACCCAATGCTGCTTGGTTGCGCCAGTAAGGAACAAGCGCACGGTCAATGCCGCCCACCACGCCAACGGCTGGGTTCAATGCAATCAAGTGGTCAAGCCCTGCGATAGCATCCACGCCTGCAACACCATCCAAATGCAAATTGAAATCGAATTTTTCACGGAAACCTTCATCAAGCGCATCTTTATGCTCAACAAGGATATTGATTAAACGCTCTTTTTCAGCAGCAGTGTATTTGCCTTTGACCTTATCGTTGACAATGATGCCGTTGGCAGACAATTCATCTTCTGACAAGAAGAAGCCATCATGAATACCAGTCCAAGGGAACTGTGCGCTATTGAAAATGTTTTTATGGTTGTACGTTACAATACCAGAGCCTTTGTTGTATTGAAAATTGGAATCATTGCCTGTGCGTAAGCTTTCACTGATGAACTCTTTTGACGCAGGGAAGGTTGATTTTTTCTTTTCTAAACAATCCAGCAAGGGGCGTTTATGATTGTATTGGTCAACGGGTTTGTTCCGTTGATGGAAGTCGAGCGTAGTTTGCCCGACAAGTGCAATTTCTGCGGCATTAAATGGCATGGTTGATTCCTGTAAAATATATTTACGTTCATATATCTTTGGAACACGCGACCTTTCCCATACCAGCGCAAGTGTAGTGTGCGAATCTACCGAACCAGCACAAGTGAACGCATGAGCCGAACTATGCACCACAGGATAGAAACTATAAGCGGCACGTCTGCCGCCTAAAGATTTGCGGTGGGCTAAGCCTTATCAGCCACTGAAAGGCGCTTACCCTTCAATGATTGGATAATGTCTTCAACAGTAGAATCAACTACATCGTTTGTGCTGTAGCCCTTCAACTTCTCAAGACCATAGATAACAAGACGTGTAGCAAATCTTTCTGCCACTGCCTTGAATGCAACCTTGGCTACCGTTGCCAACAAGACTTCCTTCAATAATACAAATGCAATACTAATCATTATACTTCTCCTAGGTATTCAAAGTGTGGCATATCAATAAACCGCTGGTCATCAAACTCATGGTCACTATCCCAGTCACCACCATTTCTAATCTTCATACCCATCATAGATGCAACGCCTTCTACATAGCCTACGAAGTGTCTGAACCTCTCCATGTCATCCCAGTCAATAGGATATGGCACAACATCAACAGCAATACTTGGTAGGTGGTTATGCTTGGATTGTGGATAGGACTTTGTAGAGCGTTTAGATTTGAACGCTTTATCTTGCTCACCCCTATCACGATACCCACAAAGAACTTTACAATCGTACCCACGAATGACCCTTTTGAACAATTCCTGCAATCGTAGATGTGTTGTTGCAAGTTTACTCTTTGAACTTCTACTGAACCTTGCCATTATTTACCACTCCTTAGACTATCAATAATATCTTGTTGAGCTTGAAGTTTCTGCTCCATCTCCCACTGGATATGGGCATTGATTTCTGCACCATTACTTGCTGCTTCACTGTGTAATGCTGAGAAGTCCAGCTTATTACTCATAGCTTGAGACTTAATATAAATCTCAAGAGCATCAATCCTAGCTTGTGTTGCATACCACTGCCCTGCACCTGCAAAGATAATCATACCAATCATGATAATCTCTTTAGTGGAAAACATCCTTGTTTCCCCTGTCATATTCTCCACGAGCTTCTCCAGTACATCTTCATTGGTTGCCATTATTATAACCTCTCCCAGTATGACATGCGGACGTTCCGCATCAGACAGGGTTTGTTTGGTGTAAAGTAGATTGCTCCAAGTGATATATCTGGAGAAGCTGCTAAAAGCAGTGTAGGTGAGCCACTTCCAGAATCTGCTGTTGTTTGTACCCCATTAATTGTAGAGCGTGTTGCCCACCCCGAAGGATACAGTGGGTCAGTTGGGTCAGTTGGATATAATTCTACAGAACACTTAACCCAAGTCTTTAGTGGTGGTGGGTTGATGATTGTCAGTGCCTGTGCATTATTGTAATGCCCATTCAATTTCAACAGTGTAGGTGTGCGTACCATAGTAGCATAGCTCGTTATACCCTGCCCCCCTTGGTAAGTATATTGAAGATTGCAGTCTTCATAGAATAGCATGACTTCAAACTCTAATTTATAGGCAGGTACGTCTGGATAGAACGCATCTATCCAAGCCACGCCTTGTAATGATGTAGGACTACCACTGTCAGTAATGGCTCTATAGTCAACCCCTTGTGCCTGTGCCGTAGGGTAAGGGTAGTTTAAAAGTCTCTGATAAAACCCATTATTATTTATAGGTTCTTCAAATAGTAGGTCAAATATGGGGGAAATCCCAGACCTATTTTCAATAACAGTACCTGCTGCAAACTCTACAACATCACCTACAGACACTTGTAAAACACCATACAATGCAGGTGTCTGATATGTTGGAACTTCTGTAGCTGTAGCTGATATAGAGGGAATCACTGGAGACAACGAGATACCTGTAGTTACATTTGTAATACTACCCCTGTGAATACCTACCATGTAGTACATAGGCACTGTACCACCATAGGTAGGTGTCATAACATCTGCGTCAGTAACTACAAATGTATCTAAAGCATTATATACGCGACATGGTTGCAATGGTAATGGAAAGACTGTTGGATATCCCATAGGTACGCTTGCGCCTACAAATGGATTTAGTACCCTAGTTCCTTTAAAAGAAAAAAGTGAACCAGTTGGGCATGAGGGCTTGTACTGCTTTGCCACAATATCCCATGTAGGTATTGTCCAACTCTCTGATGTATTTGCACCAAGCACTGTAGGACGGCTAAGTACCAACCCATTGGCGTGTGCTGTTGGTACATAGGAGAATGGATAGTTATCTGGAGATGGTGCTGGTTTAATTGTATCTGAATTATCAGCAAAGTAAGCCTCAACCCACTTACCTATCCAAGCCACTGGAACATGCGGAGCTACAGTTGAACCACTATCACCTACAAATCCTTGTCTACCTATACCTATCATAATCCGTAGTTTCCTTTTGTGGCGTTGTAATAGTCTAAATAAAACTGATTAGTGAAAAAGCTAAGATGATTGTCAAATATAGAGATTTCATAAGTACCTTCTGCCTGATTAGTAGTACCTGCAAAATTGTAATAATACCCGAAGGAGTCTACAGTAAGTGGGAGTTGTCCAACGAAAGCCTGCACCCCTATTGTACCTAGTGCTATAACATTTAATGGATTTTGTGAGTCAATAAATTTGGCATTTAAATATATACTTGACCCACCTTGATTCACCATCTCAAATACAAGCATCCCTGCTCTTAAATTTGCAGGTATGGCAGTACCAACAGCTATCGCTGTTCCAGATAATCTGTAAGTAACTTCCCCAGCTAAACTAAATAATGCTATTCTTGCACCAGATGTAAAAATGGTTGATGCACCATACTGTGAAAGTGTATTTCGTAAAAAGGATATGCCAGAAGCTGCCTGTATGTCTTCCACGAGCGCAGTCATTACCAATGTCTCTGTACCAAATTGGTCTGTGGCAACATATTTAGGGAATGTCATATGTTTACCACTAAGTCGCATCGCCTTGTTCGCCTTAATCTCAGGCTGTATTGTGGAAATAGGTTGAGTAGCAGTCGCCCCTGAGGCAATATCAAACATACTTGTAATTGTACCTGCTACATTATCATATGTATTCAGTATATGATTCGCTGAGTATCTTCGCACAGGACTTACAGTTATATTAGTTGGCAATGTGTAGTCTGGTACTGAGGCAATAGTACCCTTACCTGAGACAATGCCAATCTTACCAATACTCATAATACAGTAGGTGTATCAGGAAACCAAGTTGAATCAAGGTCAACAAGTGGTTGTGTTCCTACGAATGCCATCACATCAGGGTTAGAGTCATCAACAAGCACAGACCAACGTGTACCATCTGGATGGGGTCGTGCTCCGCTATAGGCTAATGTACCAGCTCTGTTTTGAGATAGGGTAAGTGTACCTGCTAGGTCATAACAGAATCCCTTAGCAAGTAGTGGGTCTGTGAATATTACATGTTTAATCATGGCATCAAAGTCAGCGACAAGTTGCCAACACCAGCGGTAGCAATGGTTGCTTTGTTGGGGATTTGGAAGTATTCATCTACATTGGCTTGCATGAGCATGTCGGTTGCGGTGGCTGTTGCGCCAAGAGCTAGGTTTAGATTTGCATCAGTATGGAGGCGATACAAGCCGCCAGCCAGTGGCAAGGATGTTGCACCACCTGCCAAAACCTGTGTTGATCCTGTGGCTGGAAGCTGTAGGGCTTGAATGAATCCGCCGTTCTCACTTACTACTAAATCTGTCATCCTATCACCTCATCTTTTCCTTCATCATATTCAATGGCATCTTTGCAGTGCCGTTTGTCTATCTTGTTCAATAGCCAGCATAGCCATGTGCAAAGCTTGCACTTGCCGACACGCTTACCGCAACGGCTACTGATAGTTTCGTCAGGGTCGCCACCGACAAGCGTGTTTGCCATCTGGTCAATGCTGATAAGAACATTGAACAAGTATTGTTTCATTTTACACCCACACAACGGCGGCAATGTCTGATTCGGCGGTGGGTAGGGCTAGGTCTAATGCTAAAAGCTGCATGATTAACGCTTGCCTTTGACCAATCATTGTACCAATAACTGTTTTATAAGCAGCTTCTTTAGCTAGTATATTAGCAGCTAGCGTTGCTTTTGTATCACCAGTTTGCTTAATAATCGCATCTAAGATGGGTGTAGGCTCAGCACTACTCTTAGTAACTGCCCAAGCTTCTGCTGATTGCTCTGCCCAACTAATAATCTCAAGTAATGGGTAATCCTTGAGGAAGACTTCAGAAGCTTCTGAGAAACTATTGTTAATTCTTGCAGCTTGTCGTTTAACCATCAAAGGCAAAATAGATATGGCGTCAAGATTAGCTTGAGACAATGTGGAACTAACAACACCATCAGAATAATCGAATGTTTGTGTAGGCGCTGCTAGGGATAATAAGTGTGCAGCTTCTGCTGTCATAGTTCTTGTACTCATAATCATAGCTCCGTCAGTTGCATTTCTAATGTAGCACTTGTCGTTGTTTGTGCCATAGCAGCTGGATCATCATTTACCAAAATACATTGTGCGGTTAATGCTGAACCAACTGGTAATCGCATAGTCAATCTACGACTTGTTGAAGACACAGCACCGAGTGTTAGTGCTCTACTAGCAAACCGTACTGGACATTTAATAATACCTTTAACAATACCATCTACTGAAATAGTAGCTTGCACCATAACAGAAGTGCTTTTAGCTTTAAGAGCTACTGAAGTATTGATAACTTCTAAGTAACAATCTACTGCATACACAGCATCTTCACTCGAAGTTACAACACCAAGAACGTGCGTTAGCGATGGCACTCCTTCCAGAACTGTGAATGTACTAATTGGCATTGTAGGTAATGCTGCCAGTGAAGCTATTGGGTAGGTCTGTAACCAGTCTACAATCTCAATAGTAGCTGGTTTAACCTTCACTCCAATGTCACCTGCTAGCAATGGCTCAGCTGCTGCTTGTGCAGCTGGTGTGGCGTTAAAGATAGCAGCTTGCTGTGTTGCAGCAATATCTGCTGCTGGTAATGATTCTTGCCATGATACAGTTATGTTATTCCATATTGGAAGATACATACCTGCTGGTATTGGTGTAGCCACTATAGTGAATAGTAGTGGGTCTGTATAAGCATCGTGTAATGCATCACCCTCATCTACAATATTACCAGTTGCTATTTCTACAATAAACATAACGTCCCCTTATTAAAGTGTTGAGAAAGACATACCATTAAATGATAACCATGTTATGCCAGAAGCCCTTTGTAATATTTTACCTGTATCTTCAATATCAACCCTTGCTATAGTTGTGGATATATCGCCTAGTAATACTATAGTACTTCCTAATGGTGGTCTATAGCCAGATGGAAGGAGAAATACATAAGCTCCAGTTGCTGCATTCTGAAGTGCGATGCTTGCATTAACAAGACCTCGTAAAAATACAGTACCATTATTATCTTTCATATATTGTGGACCATTATATGGCGGGGCGTAGCCAACATAACCATTGTACATAGTTGCAGGCGAGTACCAAGTATTTGACCACTTGCCCCAGATACCAGCGGATAAGTTACGCATGAACACAGTACCTAAGGTCTGACAAGTTAGCTCTTGTACTGCTTCTACAGCAGATAACTTTCGCACCTTCAAATATCCATTAGCAGCAGATGCTGGTTTATTTAATCCTGCTGGGACTGATGATACATAACCTTCAAAGTCGTCTTTGAGTAAATTAAAATCGGACACCGTTACTGTAGCCTGTTGTCTATGCCCATGTACATTAAATCCACTAGCATCTAACTCAGCAACGCCACCAGCTATTCCTTTCTGAGATAATGGTATATCTGTAGTAAGTGCTGTTGCTGGTAAGTTTAAATTAGGAACTAAAGTTCCGACAAGAGGTACTACTGTTGTTCCAATATCCGCTTGGACAAGAGGATTACCTAATGCAGTTAATGCTGCTTGAGTATCTGTTGCGGCTTGTGTTGCTATACCTGCTTGAACGACTGCTGTTGAAGCGCTGTTTGCCGCAGCTATCTTGCTACCTGCTGCCGCCACCGCGCTAGCTCCTGCATCTTGCTGCAATAGTAGTGTCGCATCTTTGGCGGCAACGGCATCCAATGATGCTTGGGCTGCACCCAATACGGCTGCCATGTTCAAATAAACATTATCAATGGCGGCATAATGGGGATTCATCAAGGATTCTTTGAGCACCACCACATCATGCAAAGCCTGTGTAGCATCACGCAATAACAGGGTGTCAGCCAATGCTGCTTGAGCTGCTGCGGCTGCTGTATCTGCCAATGCGCTGGCAAGTTGACCATCAGGGCGGCGCACATCGGATAGGTTGCCAATCATGGCATTGAGTGCGTTGATGATTAAATCAAGGTCGGCATTTAAGTCGGCGCGATTGAAAGGGTCTTGTCTGAAATCAGTGACCCTTGTTATCGCAAGTTGTGTAGGTGTTGGCATGGTTTACCTCACATTCCTGATAGTGCTTGGTCAACGGCACTGGCTAGGCTGTTTGGTGAGCCTGTTGGCTTGCCGCCTACGCCTCGGTTGGAGATTGGGGAAGGTTGCACCGCTGCTGGTTTGTTGGCGCTGAATGCTGCTGAAACGCTTTCATATGCCATTTGTACTGCATTTCCCCACTGTTCGGGTGGCAATGTGGCGCGGATTTGCTGCATTTGCGGCATAATCAAAGCTTCTTTTGCTTTATAATCCATGTCATTGGCTTGCCAAGCTGCTGCCATTTGCTCTACTTGCGAGATAGCGGTTTGCTGGCTGGCTTGGCTCTGCTGCTCAAATTGCTGCTGCCGCATGGTTTGCTGTTGCTGCGCTTCATGTTGGGCTTGAATGTGACGACCTTGCGCGATTTGCATGGCTTCTTCGGGTTCAATGTCCATGCTTTCAACTTTCTGCTTCAAATCAGGGTACATATCCAGCGCATTGGTCGATGGTGAACTATCACCAACTTCCAAAGCCAAGGTATTGCGCTGCTTATCCAACAAGGCCAAGGCTTGGCGTTTGTCTTCCATGCTTGCCGATCGTGACAGGCGCGTAGTCTCTAAGAATTGCGCCATATCATCAGCATTGGCATTGCTGCTTTCCATTGCCTGTTGGATTGCACTAATACGCTGCTCGCTTTCTTTAAGCTTGCTTTCAAAATCGTTGCGTGATTCCACCAAGCCTTTGAATCGTGTGCTGGCGCGTTCGCTCAAGCCTTCGGGTTCAACGGTCAAGTCATCGGTGGTTTCATCGGCTGCATCTTTGGCTGGTTCAGCATCTTGCGCCGCTTTATCTTCATCGGCGGCTTCGGCTGTTGGTGCTTTTGCTTCACCTGTCGCTTCATCATCTGCAGTGGCTTCTTCGCTTGGCTCACCACTTAATTCATTTAATGCTTCATCAACCGCATCCGTTACGGTGGGGTCTGCTTCATTATTGGATGGTGATTGCTCCGTTGGGGATTCCGTTTGGGTCTCCAAGCTGTTGTCCTGCTCCAATTCCTTGTCCATTGTCTGCTCCGTTCATCATAGGTTGTTGTGGCATTTGTTGTTGTAATGGTTGCTGCATGGGTGGGATAAATTCATCGGCATCAATGCGTTCATCAAAGCGCTTGAGGGTTTCTCGCATGAGTTTACGCAAAGGCTCACCATTGCCGCCTTGCATTTCGATTTGGGTGATTTGCACATACATATCTTGCAATAACGGCATGATTTGCGCCCACGCATCGCGGTCTTGTGCGGTATCGGGTTTCCCTGCTGAACCAGCGCGGATTTCAATGTTGACCAGTCGAAAAGCATCTTCCTTGCTCATCTGTGTCCACACTGCGCCCATACCTGCGAATTTGCGTACTTGTTCAATGTCCATTTCTTGCAACAGCATTTCACTGGCAAGCTGAAACAACACCTGCAACCAATCTTCCACGGTGTCTTGCATTGCCCCAACGCGTCCGCTTGCACCTGCTTGCATAATCTTGGCTTCGGTCGCTGTCTTGGCTTTACCAACTCCACCACGCATCGCATCTTGCACACCCGATACCAAATCCATGTCGGTGCGGATTTGGCTGGTGTCGTAGTTGCCTGCATCAATTCTAAGCTGAGGTGCTTGCATCATGCCTTTGTCAAGCGGCATACCATCGGTATCAACCGTGACAAAGCTGCCCACTTCTGCATCTTCAAAGCTTTTCACTTCACGCACTTTCATCCGTGAATCAACCACCCAATGCGCTACATTCGCTTGTCTTGCTTCGGCAAAGTTGGTGCGCGTGGTGTTGTATTCGTCTTGCAGCTCCATAAGCATATCAATCATGCTTAAATCTTTGCCCTCATCATCTTCAAGTAAAACAAGGGGAATAAATGGAAAGAATTGCTCACCGCTTCGGGTAGGCACATAAGGCTCGCGCAACCATTGGTTGTGTCCATCGACAAAAGTAAACACATGATTATTGATTCTGTCCCAAAACTCATAGACGATAATCAGGTCACCACGGCTTTCTTTGTCGGCATCTTTGTTGGATGCTGGCTCTTCATTGTCGGATGCGTAGGTGGTGGCGTTGTCCAGCTCCATATCATACAGTGACTCAGCATCTTCTTTGTTCATGTAGATGCGCTGGCATATCCACCGCGCCAGTTTGTAATCTGAAACACCTGTGATAGCAGGGTCAACAATCATGTCTTCACGGCGAATGGTGTCCAAAGCCAAGCCTTCTGCTTTGACAATCTCCGCTTTGGCTTCCAGTGATGTGGTTAATAGTTCGATTTGGCGTAGCTCTTCTTCTCTATCTCCCTTGTTGCCTTCTTCAATCTCTTTGATTTCATGCTGTAGGCGGCGCATATTGTCTTGCGCATCAGCAATGCGGTTGATTATGGCTTGGTCACGTTGAATATCACGCTGGTAAGATAGCTTAACCCACCCTTGCCCTGTCACAAGTGATGCTCTTAACGTGCGCTTGGCTTTGGATTTCAGCCCTGCATCACGCAATAGCCTTGACGCTACGATTTCTAAGGTGTCACAAAACTTGCCTGTGACTTCATACGCATCATCTTCTACCGCTATACTTGGCTTAATAGATACTTCTGGATTCTTGGCATAAATCAGGGGTTCGATGTTGTTAATTGTGGAGTAAATCAGGTTGGAGCGAACAAGTCCCTCATCATGGATACCACCACCATTGATTTCACCACGCATATATTTACGGCGTTTGGCTGTCTTTTTCCGCTCATCTTTCAAGCCGCCCGAAGCCTTACGAACACGCTCTTGCAACTTGACCAACAAAGGGTCTTGTTTTTGGCTTGGGTCTTTTTGTTCAGCATCCATGCGGCAAAGCATGGCAGGGTACAATCAAAGCATAAGCGGCAGGTGTGCCGCCTAAGTTTCAAAGCCTATAGCTACTCTTCTTCTTCGTACCCTTGTCACTCGTCAAGTAATCAAATGTATCATAGCGCTGTTTGGCTTTGGGTTTGTCCAGCTGTGGCGTGCGTCTGCGGCTCATGATAGCATACCTTGCCATGTCATAAATATGGTCTTCTGCTGCGGTGTCCACATCCTCGGCGTTCTTTTGGTCGGCTGGAAGCGTGGGGACTGTGCGGATAAAGTGCTTACAGTTGCTGAATACTTTGAAGCTACCCTCATTCAGGCGTGATATAAGCTCATGTGCGCCGTTTACCCTGCTACCTCTGCCAGTTGAAGCAGGATTAAAGCTCACTTCACCGCGTCTAAAGTGTTCGCCAATGCTCATATCTGTGCCTATATTCGCAAAAATAGCAGGGTCAGCGATATTATTGCGGTATTCGACGCCTTTATCTGCCCTCTCTGCCTTTAAGATAGCCTTGGCTACATCATCGGCGGTCTCTTTTGTGCCAACATTCGGCTTGCCACCATAACCATATAACTCACGGTACATGTAAATGCAGCCATCATAATCCATGGCGAACCAACCCACAGCATACGGTGCGGAGAATCCCCAATCCAAAGCGCGCCACCTTTCCCAGTGGGGAGGAATATTAAACGGCTCAACAATATGCTTATCTGGCTGCCATATCCCCTCAAGGAAAGAACCAGCCGCCACATTCCAGTCACCATTTAACCACGCCTCCACCAGCCAAGGTGGACCCGATGCCTTGATGCGGTTGATATAATCAGGGTCGTTGTCCATCAGATACTTGTTATCCGTCACTTTTGCAGGGATATACAGCCGCTTCATACCATCCTCGCCCTTAAAGATAGTCATTTCATCACGCCCTGTGATAAACCTAGCCTTCAACCACTCATGCCCAACGCCCCCTGGATTCGCAGTGAGTATCATTTGACAAGGCACACCAGTTGTTGATCGCAATGTTGCGTTGAGTTTGTCGATAGGATCAGGGCTCCTAAAGCTTCCTGCCTCATCAATGCCTATGAATGTGTTGGATTGCCCTTGATATTTCATAGCATCCTCGTCTTTGTCGAGGTAGCGAAAGCGAATCACCGCGCCATTGGGAAACGTCCACATCCGCTCTGATTTGGTATACACCGCGCCAAATCTAGGATAAATAGCCATAGCTTGCGCTTGGCATTCAGTTAATTCATCATAAGTTCGCCGCAACAACAGCCCTTTAGCCCCTGCGCCGTGTCTATCTGCATGTACAACCCACAAGGCAATCAATGATGCAGTCTTTCCCCCACCCCTCGCGCCACCGTAAAGCACCTGATTCACAGTGGAAGGTGCACGAAACAACGCTTCTTGTTGCCCAGCTTGGGGCTGCCAGACTATTTCTGCCAAGATTCTTCCGTCTCTTGCGCTGGTATAGCAATGATTGGTGCTGTCATTCCTTTATCTTCGCCGTTGTTTTGGATATTCACCTGCGTTGTTGGCATTTTTCCAATGAATCCGTCTTTGTTTCTGTTGAATATCTGCGAGTGCAGGTTGATGTCTCTTAGTTCCGCTGCGTTGCCTAGTGCTTCTAGCTGCTGGTCTGCAAGCTTTTGGTTAAGTTCCAGTGAACTGTTGAATATTCCCTCAAGCCTTAGCCTTCTGTCCACTTCTCTCTCTATTTCTACAACACCTGTTGTGCTTAGTGTTGTAATTTCTGCAGAAATATTTTGCAACTCTTTGTTTATGCTTACCTTTTTTTCAATTATCTGTTGTACTTTTTCCTTTTCCCAACCTTCTTTCTTCGCTCGCTTGGATATGTTGCCCCTGTCTGCTTCATACTTCTTGGATAGCTCTCCTAAACTCATGCCCGTTACTTCATAGTCCTGCCTAAGCTTTGCCCACGCATCCTTGGTTAATCTAGCCATTACACACCTGCCGAACATGCCGCATTGAACAGTCTGTAATCCTTGCTACTTCAATCTTGGGCATACCTGCATCGTTCAAATCGTTGATTTCCATATCTTTGATAAGCTTCATCATCTTACTGCATCGTTTGACATGTATTCGACCGCCGCCAAAAATCTTACAGATTCCAGCAACATGTTGAGGTCTGTACACAGTAAGCATATTGGATGTTTCCCGATTAGGTGCTTTACCTACTTGCCAGCGTTGCACATAAAACTCCGTACCGCCAAATCTGCGCGCGTAAAGCAATGTCTGCATGATCCCACCAATTTCAGCCATGTCACACATGGTTTCGGGAAAGTCAGCAATATCAAATTGCATGGCATACTTCATAATACTGCGCTCATCCATCATGCTAAATACCGCTCAATCTCTTGCTTGGCATCTATCCACCCTCTACACACTAAAGCCTTCCATCCGTTGCTACGCAGCCCTTCAATCCATTCTTGCTGCTCAGGCGACACCCTGCCTTTGCGTGTCTTCATTTCGATAGCCAAGCCTGCGTACTTCCCTTGCGGTACTGGAAACATCAAATCAGGAACACCCCTTTTTACACCCTCTCGCTTCAATTTTACCGCTGTAGCAATGTGTCTTTGCCCACCGTTTGGCACGGCAAACAACCACTTCAACTGTGGCAGCCTTGCAGTGTTCATGTGTACCCATCGCATCAAAGCTGCTTGCTCTTGATGTTCGCTTATCTCTCTCATTCCACAATCTCCAGCAAATCCTTTTTACAGCGTCTTATTATTGCTACACAACCAAAAGCTTGGAAGGTTACATCAACGCACTGCTTCGGCTCTTTAAATGGCGGCAAATAGGTTTTGTCATTCACACTCTGGATAAGAAACTTGCGCCCCTTGGCTCGCCCGTCTTTGAATGTTACAAAATCGCCAGTTGTCATCTGTAAATTGTAGCGTAAACCATAGATATATCAATCATTTAGAAGCACATTATACCAAGCTGCTGCCAAGTTCTCTACGCCCTCCATGAACTGATTTAACTCTGCTACTTTCATGTTCGCTGTGCTCGGATAAATCGGTACACGAAACCCTTTCACTTTGATGATTTCCAAAGGCTCTAACAACTCTGTTTTAAATGTCAGTTTCATTTCTTCAATCGTATAACCTGCTTCATCCGCACACAATCCGATAATCTTATGCAGCCGCCTATTTTGTTGACCGCTGCGTGTTGCTTTATCTTCTGCTACACCAATAGCCAGCGGCTTCCCCTGCTCTCTCACAAACTCACGGATATATGCGCCAAGCCGTGGCATCACGCTTTCAATATTGTTTGTATCAATTCTGAACCGTTTGGCTTGGTGCATATATTCCTTGTTTTGCGTTTAATATAAAATACCAAGTTTTTCTGGTAGTCGTATTACCTAGTTAGGCTTCGTCTATTAAATCTTGTAGTTTGTAAATTTCAGCGGATATGTCCCCTAGAATTTTCTCAAAATCTTCACGGTGCGGCTCAAGTCTATCCGATGCTTGGAAGCCACAAACCACATCTTCTTTATTTGTGCGGAGGATGTTACCGTATATAAACTCGTCACTTTCTATGTTTACCATGCCGCCAGTTATTATAATCGATAACCGATATTCTTTCATACCGCACCCTTTTGTTGTTTCCTCATAGCCGTCTCTTCAAAAACGTAAGGTTCTTCGCTTGCGAACTCGTCACATATCTCTTTGACCTCTTTTTTAGAAAACTGATAGCTGAATATTGTCCCCCGTATTTGAGGGGCTGCGCAGTCGTACCATAGGCTAAATTTATCCGCTAAAATGCCTTTCCCCATACCCACGTCTCCTATGTTGTTTCAGCCTAACAATTTCATCAATCAGACTTCGCTACGCTCGCTGATTATTCGTGCCGTTAGGCTTCTATCTTTTTGCGTCTTACTGCAACATTATGACAAATCGAGCATACGTCATTGCGTTCATACACATTGGTGTATTCAATTTCAATAGATACTCCTTCGCTCCATATTGATTCCTCTCGATGAGAAAATTCCCATATTCCGAGTTCATATTTATGCTGGCAAGTTACTCTTTTCCACCAAAGCTTTAGTAATCCTATCATGTTCATATCCTATTTTGCCTAACAATTTCATCAATCAGACTTCGCTACGCTTACTGATTATTCGTGCCGTTAGGCTTCTAATAATGTGGGATGCTTTTAATAACTTTCAGCAATATAAGCCCCACTCCGAATGCAATCGCACCTATTGCGATGGTGTGTAACTGTGCCAGTCCAAGAGCTATAAAAGCTATAGCCAAGATGTCATAATACTTGCTAATCCATTGCATCTTTGTGTCCCCTTCATTGTTTCAGCCTAACAAAAGCATCGAGTGGACGCTTCGCGCCCCTCATGCTGGTCGTTATATGGCTTTCCCACTACATTCGCCAGACGGGTGTATTAAGTTATTTTCCCAACCAGCACGAGGTTCTTCTAATTTGTTTTCCTCGCAGAATTGCTTAATTAAATCGGCGGCAGGGGCTGCGTTGTGGTTTGTACTCATTGTTGTCACTTCTTCGCGCGAAGTCAGCCATCCCACAAAGCCAAATAATGCCTCGCTTGCTATCATTCTATCTTTCATATCCTTCTCCTTTTATGTTGCCTTATAACAATTTCATCAATCAGACTTCGCTACGCTTGCTGATTATTTTCGCCGTTATACCCTTTCGTATGTGGCTTCAAATACATCGGGCTTGCAAGGGTAATGCTCTCCCTTAATACCTGTTATGATAAAATCACCTGCGGTAACTCTGTGCCATCCTTCAAGCGTTTGGATGCAATCAACTTTAGTCATACCGAACACATTAAATTCTGGGTGCGTATTGCAATGTACTTGCCCAGTATCTCCAAGCCATCCGCTTTTAACTTCGGGGTGGTCTCCTCTCTTGTGCCATTGTGTGGCTTCAATATCGATAGGTATCTTTCTATATGCTGTCATGTTCATAATCTCCTTTATGGGTATAACAAAAGCATCGAGTGGACGCTTCGCGCCTCTCATGCAAGCCGTTAGGCTTTACCAAATCCTAAAACCTTACAGGTGTTTACATCGTGTATGAGTTCGCCAGTCCCAAAAGGGCTGAATATCTGCACTCCACATTTCGGGCAGCCCCTGCTTGTTCTATTTTCAATCTTAAAATGTTCGCATTCAGTAACATACCCATTGCGTGTGTCTATAATATCCGTGTTGCATTTTCCGCAGGAAAAACTGCTCATGCACCCTCCTATTTTGCCTAACCAATTCATCCAATGGACTGCGCTACGCTTGCCATTGATTCGTGCCGTTAGGCTTCTTTCTCAAATGTAAACTCAAAGTATTTAACCTCACTCATTGGGTGTATTCTCAGCACTCCCCTGTGCCAAAAGGACACAAGGGTTTCGTGTTCTCCTAGTGGCTGTGCAGGTATGTCTTTAGCTAAAAATTCAGTGCCATCTTTAAGTACTACATTTATTCGTATTGTTTCTGCGTTTTCCGCTTCTTTTATCATATCAATCCCCTTTATTGTTTCAGCCTAACAATTTCATCAATCAGACTTCGCTACGCTCGCTGCTTATTCTTGCCGTTAGGTGTGGTAAATGCGCCAGTGTCCGATGAACTCTTTCGGTATATCCAATACCGCGTCCTCTAGTGTTTCATAAAAACTAGCTGTTACTGGTAAATGCCCACCTGACGGCGTTAGTGCCATAATCCGCCTCAAGCCTTTTGCTTTATCATCCCAGAGCAAATCAACATTTACCGTTTCATTATATCGCGCTTCGCCTATCTTTTTCAATTCGCCCCCTTACACCTAACCAATTCATCCAATGGACTGCGCTTCGCTTGCCATTGATTCGTGCCGTTAGGCTTTCCATAACTTATTTAACAAACTATCAATCGGTTTGTATATCCAATCGTACCATTTTAAAGTAATCATGGCGCTGAAAAATCCAGCCCAAAAGGTATTGAAATAAACAGCCAACAAAAACGCAATCGAAAATGACAAAATGAGGGCCGCTATACCAATTATCGCCATCATATCTGTGTGGTTAGCTATTTTTGAACAATTTATCTTCATTATTCTCCTTCCTGCCTAACAATTGCATCAAGAGGATAGGCTTCGCCAGCCTCTTACGCTGTGCCGTTAGATGAAAATAAACTGCAATCAATAACAAGGAGTAAAACAAATGGATATGATTCCTGTAAACTCAAGTGCTATACATGCAATAGGTTATGACCCTATATCTCAAGGGATGAAAATCACGTTCAATCAAGGCAGCACCTATGATTTTTGCAATGTCCCACAACATGTTTTTGATAGCTTTATTTCATCTACTTCTAAAGGGTCTTATTACAATCAGAACATAAGGGACAGGTATCAATGCTTTTAGCCATGAGTTGCTCTATTAATGCAAGGTCTTTCAGTTCTTTTTTGTTGTCTATGCGCCAATGCGTATCATCTGTGCGTGTATCAATATCATCAGTTGTAATGGTGTTATGGCAGGCAGTAAGAGCTAGTCCTATCCGTCTAAATGATGTTTCTATTTCATCTTGTGTCATTTTTCCTCCTGTGAATCATCTAACCAAAGCATCGAGAGGGACTTCCGCTTCGCTCCAGCCCCTCATGCAGGTCGTTAGGGCTTCTCACAATATCCCCAGAGTGTGCCTTTTCTCTTAGGGCGTTTAACAACTTCGTTGCCTTTGATTATATCCAACCCACAACTGCCCTTGAGTGTTTCGTTACAACTCCAGCATGTCCATATTACATCATCTGTTTCAATCCTTCGCATATCGCACACAGAACCACAATATAAGTATATTCCGCAGCAAACACGAATTCGCCTGTTATCTTGATAATAATCCTCCTTCGCCCTAACCAATCAAATCAAGCTGACATCGCGTTGCTCGGCAGCTTATTGCCTGCCGTTATATTTCTATATCTCTCGCAGTTTTTGGTTCAAGTAATCTACTTGCTCCATTAGTTTATTGTTTTCATCATTAAGGTCTTGATTCAAATCTTTGATAATATCTTCTTTATTATGTCTATATATTTCTTGGCGCAATTCTTTGAAATCATGGGCATGGTTTGTGCTTCCGTTGCCGTAACCGCGAAATCCATTCATCAAAGAATTTCTGTAGTTATCCCAGTGGTCGCTTTCCACATAAAAACTAACTTCTGTGTATAGTTTCCCTAAAACCTCGTCCATAAGCTCCACCAATCTAGGCTTGAAGCTGTCCATGATTCTCTGAGCTTCTTCTTTCCCTTGCTCCGTTAAAGCTGGGTATAATGGATATTCTTCACTGCTCATTTTGTCACCTCCTATATTTCATGCTTCAATATAACCAATTCATCCAATGGACTGCGCTACGCTTGCCATTGATTCGTGCCGTTAGGCTTTCAGTTCTTTCAACTTCGCCCAGTCGGATAAATTATATACAGCTTCGTTTTTAGCTTCTCTCTTCAACTGCTCTTTTGTTGATTTGCTCAGCATGTGCCAATTCGCCAGTATTTGCCCTACAACCACAAACGCGGCTGCTGTATTTCTAGAGTGTGCGTATCGCGCTGCAAATATTAAAATTGTGTCTTCTTTTTTACCCATGTCAAAATGGGATGTCATCATCAGGCATTGATTGTTGTGCTGGTTGCTGCATTGGCTGCTGCTGGTTTCTTTGCGGCGCGGCTTGCTGATTGTCTTGCTTGCTGCCAATCAAAGTAACATCACCAACATTCACATCAACACTCGTACGGGTCATGCCGTCTTTATCTGTGTACTCGCTTATTTTAAGCTCACCAGACACGGCAACTTGCGTACCTTTCACCAAATATTGAGGCAAACCGCCTTCCGCACGCTTGCCAAACATCGAGCAGCGAATCCAGTTTGTCCCCTTCTTATCGCCAAAGCCATAATCAACAGCCACGGTAAACGAACAAATCGCCATGCCGCCTTGCGTGTGTCGCACTTCGCTATCGCGTGATAATCGTCCTGTAAATGTGTATACATTCATTGTCATTACTCCTTAAAATTAAACGCCAGTCATTCTTGGGTAGTAGAGACTGGCAACCTATCCGATGTGCGCCGCAAAGGTATCAAACGGCGCAATCTTTTAGGCTGCGAGGGTCAGCTTAATATAACTCGCACCATCTTTTTTGTAATCCTTTTCAATAGCTGCCATATCCGCCTTGCCTTCGCTTGCCATGTTGGAAGCCACAAGCCAATCAGCATTGAGCGCACAAGCATCCTTATCCACCACTTTACGACTAACCAACGTCACCTTAGCAACATCACTTGCCGCCGCTTTGATGCCTTCGCTTTGCAGTTGCTTCATCAATTCGCTTTCAATCGCCTTGCGCCCCTCTGTAGCCGCTGCTTCAATAGCTTTGCGGTGTGCAAGCTCATTGATAAGGTCATCAATGCCGCCTGATTGCCATGTGAACATTTCGACCTTATGCCAAAAGTCCGTAGCCGCTTTGATGATGGTTTCAAAGTATTCACTATCCGCTTCAACCATTGTCGCATAGCCGCCCAACTCAGGGTCAAACACCCAAAACACGCACCGTTTTGCACCACTTACCAGCATTTGCTGCTGCATCTGGGCAATGTAATAGGCTGGGATTTCCTCTTTCATGGCTTCATAGTTTTTAGCAAGCGGACACTTGATTTCAATGATGATTTCATCATCAATCCATCCATCCAAAGACGCTTTGATAAAGGTATAGCTATCATGGGTTAAACAAGTGTTGGCTGTGTTTACATCCGTGCGCCCAACTTCATAAGCAACCCTTGCCACTTCTTCCAAATCACTACCACGCTGGGTAGCTGCATTGCCCTTGAACCCCTCAACCGCGCCTGTCTTCTCTTGCCACAAACCGTGCGCTGTCTTGAAAGGGCTGATACCAATAACCGCCGCTATCTCAGATGCACCGATTCCCGACTTACGCCATGCCAACCATTCGTCTGTACCTTGTTCGTATTGTTCAATAATCATGCTGCTAACCTCGCTTGCTCTGGGATAACCGACTTGCCTATGATGCGTGCGAACTCATGCACGCGGTCTTTCGCCAAGATATACACCTGTTTATAATGCAAAGATTTATCCATACCTTCTTTGAGCGCACGCTCTACCACTTGGTCAGCTGATGACATCACGCCGACTTGGCGATAGTCCAACACTTCGCGGATGTTTGGATATTTTTGGTCAAGCACAAACAAAGCTTTGTTTTCCATCTTGGTTAGGTTCATGTAATACATGTTTGCGCTTTTTGAACCTTGCGCTGTGGCATAATCAACAAACGCCTTAATCACATCCGTTTGCTCTAGCCGCGTTTGTTTGCCCTGTTGCCGCGCTTCTAACCATTGGGCGTTGGACTGGTTGCTTGCGATACGCATAAGCTCTTTACGCATTCGTGAAAATTCTTGGGTTAGCCGTAGCTTGTAGGCAACAACAACATCACTATTATCAAAAAGCGTGCCTAAAAATATTGATTGGTCTTCATTTAAATCAAAGGTGTTAAACGGCGTGCCTTTTGTCTTAAACCTACGCTCACGAAGTACCCCTAGCTTTTCAAAATGTGATTTGTACTTTTTGACCAAACGAAGCACGTTTTTGTGCTCTCTACCAAACCCTTGCGCTATCTCTAGTGTATTGGCTCTAGGCTCATTATTTATTAGCGTTATAAGTGACCTGTTACTCATGCTGCCAATCCTTCTTTTTGGCTGTTCTTCAATGCTTCAAAGCGGCTTTGCTCTGCTTTGGGGATAGCTTCCCATGCTGTTTTAAGCTCGTGTACCGTCAACGCGGCTTTGATGCTGTTGGCTGCGGCGTTTAAATCGAATGCTGGGGCTTGTGGTGCGCTTGTCGCTGCGTTGCCGTCATCGTCCTCTGGTGCAATGCCGCAAGCGGTCATCAAGCTATATCGTCTCGCATAGGTCAATGCGCTGCCATACCCTTGCGCATCCTTCTTGCCAGCTGGCACAAAAAACGCGCCCATATTCATCTTTTCGCCGCTACTATGGATGAACAGTGTCTCAATTTTCACACCATTTTCGCAGTTGATAGGCCTCTGTGTTAGAAAAATACCGTTATTGTTCAATGATTCTTTCACTGCATCTACACATGATGCCAAATCAGCGAACTTTGACCTAAAATGTGGATTGGTGCTTTTTTTCAAAGCCTTGTTGAACTCTGTTTGTGCCTTCACCAATGCCGCTGAAATGTTGCTATTGCTTATTTTATCACTCATCGTGCCAGCTCCTTTTCAATCGCTTCTATAAGTTGATCAAGGGTCATTGCGCCGCTCTTTACCCATGCCGACGCTTCGTTGACCGCTTTATCAAATGCCAGTTCTTCAAGTAATACTGTGAGTTCATCATTCATTTTTCAACATCCTTCTTAGCTTTTTGCTTTCGCTTTCTGATAATGAAATACCTGCTCTGCTGAAAATGAATCCGTAAACAATAATCAGCAAAATTAAAACATATGAAATGGCTATAAGTATGAGTGCTATGCTCATGATTTGCCCCTGATTTCAAGGTGTTTTTCACGCAACAACCGTCTGATTTCCATACACCTGCAAAAGCTTCCACGCTGGCTATAAATCGCGTTGTATTCAGCTAAAAGGCTCATATCAACCCCTGCATGCGTTCCATGTGTTCAGTGCAAGCCAAGGTGTCGTCATGCCCAAAATCAGATAGTGGGCATACTGGATAGCCGCGCTGCTCTTCATCATAAGCGGATTCAATTTCGCCAGCGTAATATTGCGCCTGCTCATCGCTCAAATCCTTGAAAATATCAGTGGTTGATCCTGCACCACCAAACATCGCCGCGAATATTTTAACCTCTGAGCTTTCCTCTTCGCCATCTGAAAATTGCACCCAGTCTTTAGTCAATTTATAGTGAAACTCCACCTGCGAAACGCCACCCATAAAATCAAGCTCTTCAAGATATGTGCCGCTTACTGTGTCTAGCTCTGCTTCAAACATGCTCATGCTGCCACCTCCGATGCTCCGCCTTCGATGTAGTCCATGTACCGCTGTGCTAGCTTTAATTTGCCGCGTGGGGTAATGCGCAAGCTGTAGCGAATCTTGCCGCCGTGTTCCTCTTTAGAAGGTTTCCATGTGAACCAACCTAGCTTGACGTATTGTTGATATGGCTCGTTACCTTCCATGATAAAACCAGATTCACGCAACCATTTGAAAATCCTGTTTTGACCCACTTCAATAAAATCAATGCTCTTGGCGAACTCACGCACCAAAATTTCACCAGCTTTGATGCTCGCCTCATTGCTCACTACAATATATTCATCTTTGATGGCTAAGGCGTGGCGCTGGTTCTCGTTTTCAATGGCTAACCGCTCGTTTTGTTCCACTTCAACAACCAAGGCTTTTAGTGCATCCTTGTAGTTATTGGGTAAACGTGCTTTTCCTGATTCCAACTCATCCAGCCTGTCGATAACATTCATCAGCAATTCAGTGTTAAGCTTGGCTGCAACTGCCATGCTTTGACGGCGGTTGAGCTGGTAGGTTTCGATGTTTCTTTCGCCAAAACCTACCTTTTGCTTAGTCGTAATTTTGGCGACTAAGCCGAAACCCTTTGTTTCAGCCATTTTAGCAACGGTCTTCATTGCTTTGTTATGTTCAACATCCAAAAGGTCTGTGATTTCTTTGAGTGTCATTGTTGTTTCAATCGTGCCTAATTTAGTCATAAATGCCCCATCTATCCATTATCTACTGTTGGTTGCTAAGAAGCTTTAGTCGCGTACTTAGTTTGCCTTGCTGATGGTGCGAATAGTAAGAGACTATTACCCCTGTGTCAACAAAAACTTACAGTGCAGGAGAACCAATCCAGTATGCGCGTTATACTTATATAGGTGTCATCTTGGCTATGTTTACAAGATGTTATAGTTATTTAGCTGTATGCACACTGTAAGTTTTTGTTGACACAGGGGTAATAATCTCTTACTATTCGCACCATGGATATACGAGAATTAATTATTAAAGCAGGGGGGGCGTCCGCAGTCGGTAGAAAATGCGGAAGCATCTCTTCGCAGGCTGTATCACAATGGCAAAAAATACCAGCTAAACATGTGCTGACGGTGGCAGATGCTAGTGGCATCCCATGCTGGAATATTCGCCCCGATTTATACCCCCCTGAACGATTCAAGAAATCGGCATAAATCATGGTCTTATCTTTTTTATGGCAGCGCGTGTTTTGGGGTGTGAAGCGCCTAAGAAGTGACGCAGCACATCAATATTCACTTTATCAAGATAACGGCGTGTGTCGTGGTCTGTGCAGCGCTAACCAGTTGGGGCGGCGATTACTTGTCACGGGTCGCCGCCTTATTCAAAACCGTGACCGAAAACAACAAAAGGAGATTGACCGTGACAGGACAAAGCGACGGATATGTTTATATATTAAGTAGCCATCACTATGGGTAAATCAACAAAGTTACCTGCCATGCCATTTTACACTGGCGACTGGCGAAAAGACCCCAATGTTCAATCTATGGATTATGAGCTGAAAGGCGTGTGGTTTGAAATATTGTGTTTGATGTGGGAATCAGAAGAGCGCGGAAAATTGATGCTGAATGGCAAAGCTATGCCCGAAAGTGCCATTGCTAGATTGCTCGGTTTGGATAACCAAAAGGTTAACCTCATAGTTAACCAGCTAGTTAACCTGTTTGGCGTTGCTTGCTTATGTCCCGATACGAAATCACTTATGTCGCGCAGAATGGTGAAAGATGAAGATATTAGAAAAATACGAAGAAAGGCTGGTTCAAAGGGTGGAAATCCTAAATTACTGCCTAAAAATAAGGCAAAAGACGTTTTGGTTAACCAAAAGGATAACCTAATAGTTAACCATGT